GGCGGGTAATACTGGCTCAGGTTGAGCCAGGCACCATCACTCTTGTCCCAGGCTTCCCAAACCTGGGTTTGTGGGTTCCTACGGAGACGGCCTTCCTCAAATTGCGGCATCGAACTCGCTCCTGTTGGCTTAACTTGCGTCTGTGGAGTAGCAGGTGGTTGTGGAGAAACCGGCGCGTTAGCCCTTAGACTCAAACGGGCTAGACCTGTAGGAGGGGTAGGATCACCAATAATCCTACCGCTAGTTAAACTTGCGGGATCAACTACTCCTCCTCCGGGTCTCTCTTGCGGGGGTGTAGTGATAGATGCCTGGTACGGCCCTTCTTCACCTGATTGGTCTGGACCGAGAGGAGCAGGTTCAGTACCAGGCGCACCCCATCCATAATTCCAGGACTCCTGCATGACAAGGCGCATCGCTTTCATAGAATCTTCGGGGCGGGTGCCCCGGATAGAATCATCTATGGCCTGCATGAACTTATCGCCGTGAGCGCCCCCATAATCGGTCGCGTACCAATCAACCATAGCCTCATCCTTGGTATGAGGCATAGCCCCCACTTGATGCAGGGACTCATGGAGTACGGTTCCCATCTGAGACTGATAGGATGCCATGTATCTAGCTTCTTCTGGGTCTCTTCCCTCAGCTACCTGTATCTTCTCGTATGCAGTTGGACCTTCGTATCCCGCAAGAGACTCTATGACCGAATCTCCCATCGTCATATACGAAGTCTTAAAATCGGCCCCAGGATGGGCGCCCGCAAAACCTCCTAATCCTCTGACCAGATAGACCGGCTTGACATTCTCGGGTTGCTGGTTCAGATTGCCAACACCCATCCGCTCGGCTGGTGGCCCCCAGTCATTCCGCCAAGTAGCTAAGCCTTCAGAAGATTCCAAGACCTGCATAGGTAAAACAGACATACCAGTCTCTTGTAAAGCCCGTCCCAGTCTTTGCTCTAGTAATATCCTCGCATCATCATCCAACTTCCAGTTGCCGGTGAAAGCGTAATTGCCTTCGTTATGCTTGACTATCTGGCCGACCTTATCCAGGTCCGATCTACTCGCCTTGGGATATATCAAGTAGGGTTGAAAGACATCACCAGTAGTGGATGTCGTCCACGTCTCAGGGGTCAGCAGCGACCCGAACTGGCCTGGCTCGTAGGGCGTACGTAGATTCCTGAGCCGCATGGCCTCAGTAAAGTCGCCGCCGGATAGTGCCTCTTGAAATGGACTAACCACAGTGTGAGTCACCCTTACTAGGCATCGAACTCACTCCCGCCCCGGGCCATGTCCAGCAGCTTCTGCTGGCCGTTGGCGTCCAGGAACATCTGACGCTGGAACTCGGACATCTTCTCGAACTCTTTACGCCCCTCGCTCATGCTCATGCGTTCGGTCATAAGGGGCACCGGATCGGCCTCTCTGGCCGCATCTTTAACCAACATGACCTCTTCGGTCACCCGCATCACCGCATCGGTGAACTCAGACCTCTTTACTTTCGCCATCAGCCCGCCAGGTTCTGGCCCACCCGGCTAGGCCGGGGGACATCTGGAGTGAGGCCCTGTCTTATCTGTCTCAGGCCGCCTGCCGGTCCGGGCGGGGTGCCCATGGTCTGCTGGAGGGGCATACCGTCCGGGCCTAAGACAGGGGGCTGACCACCACCGCCGTTCATGCCCGGGGAGGGAGTTCCCGGCATGGCACCGCCGCCCATCCCTGGGCCAGCCCCCTGTCCGCCCTGTTGCGCCTCTCTCTGCCGCTCGATCAGGTCGAGAAGTCCGGCTTCTTTCATAACTTCCCCGGCCAGTATCTTCTGCACCTCGGGGTCGGTGCGTATCAGGTCTTCCAGGAGCCGTCTGCGCTCTCCGGTGGCGTCTTCGAGCCTGGCGTCCGCCGCCCAGTAGGTCTCCTTGGACTTGAGGCCCTGCTGCACCTCCCGCATCCCCAGTTCCCGACTCTGCATCTGGAGGACGGGGTCTACCAACTCGAAACTCACCTTGCAGGCGTAATCGTGACTGATGTCCGCCGGGGTTATCTGGTGCCCCTGCACCGTGAGGTTCATGCCTATAACGTCTATCCACTGGAGTATGTGGCTGGCGCTCTTGGTCGCCAGATGCTCCAGTTGCCTCGAAGGGGCAACGAACTTCCGGCCGGCGGCCGTACTCAGTATCGCTTGTTGGCCCACCGTGCTGACGCCCTGTTCCCTCACCCCGGCCAGAGCCCGGGCGAAGGTGCCCTGCTCGATGTCCCGGTCCAGCCATTCCTCGCTGGCGAATAGCCATCTGGGAAGTTGGGGTATCTCCATCCGCCAGGCGTCCCCCCGGTTGCCCATCTCGATGATGTCGCCCCGGGACAACTGCTCTTGGAGTTCAGCCGCGTCCATCGTGGTGCCCAACGGGTTGAAGGTGGCATCCAACAGTGCGTTATGTCTACCCGCCACCGCCTGGGCCTGGGCACGGAGGCTTGCCATGACCGGTTCCAGTATTCCCACCGCCAGGTAGGACGGGTCGTCTTCTTCGATGGCGGTTACCTGCTGACCGAACCCGGCGAAGGCGTGGCTGAAAGGTACGAATCCCCACGTATTCTTCTCGACGAAGAGCAACTCGGAATCGGCCACCAGCGCGTGCCAGCAGTCCGTCCAGTACTCATCGGTCATCACCCAGGCGAAGGGGTCACCCGTAGGCTCCCACAACTTGCCCTCGCCCCGGCGGGACTTGCCGTTGGCGCTCACCCGGCTGCGGGTTATGTGTTCCAGGTCTAAAGACCGGCGCCGGCCGTGCTTGACGGCGATGCGGGGTTCTTTCTCCGAGGGGTCTAGCAAGACCCTTGACGGGTGGGGCGCCCTCACCCGGAAGGGCATGAGCGTCTTGGACTTGTTGCGCTGCACCCGTTGTCTCTGCTGAAACTCCTCGTCGTCTTCGTTCCGGCCCTTCCTCACGTCGTCCCGGCGGGACTGCATGACCTTGGTGTCGAGGGCGTCTTCGATGACGGCGTAACCGTAGAGCAAGAGGTGCTTCCCGGCCTGTTTCCAGGTGAGGGACGGTTCCAGAAGGGAAGCCTCGTCCATGATGGCTTTCAGGGCCGGTTCGACCCTATCGGCCTTCCGTTTGGCCTCTTCGTCGTCATCGGTAGGCGGCCTGGAGACTATGGGGTCGTGGGCGAGTTGGTGGTCTACGGCGTGGTCGATTATCGAGCGTGAGCGGGCCGGTTTCAGCCATTCGGGGCGGTCTAAGCCCTCGGGCCAGAGCCGAAAGGTCTGCTGGTAGTAGGTGTCCACCGTCCGCCACTTGGCGTGGGTCTGCGACCAGACGCCTTCGAGGTGTCTGACCATCTGCCGGACGGACTCTACGGTCGGTTTCTCGTCAAGGTTCAATCCTCACCTCGGCAGGCGTAGAGTTGGACTATATTGGGGTCCTCGTAGACACGCCTGAGCAGTTGCCGGGTCTTATCGATGAGTCCGGTCAGTTCCTCGTTCCAGTCTTCTTTCTCAGAGCCTTTGGACTTCTCCATGAGTTTAAGCCAGTCTTCCAGTAATCTCACCGACAGGGGGACGACTTCTTGGACATCCACCATCCCGTCCCTGAACCCGGGGAAGGACGGGGTCACCACGGTCTTATCCCCTTCTTCACTCCGGGCATGAGACCCGTTATGGGGTTGAGGAAGGTGTCCCGGAGCCTGCCGGTGGTCTGGGCCTTGGAGCGGATCTGCTGGGCGATGCCCACGGCGATGGGGTAATCGTCCTTGCTGCCCCACTGGGCTTCCACCCGGCCGCCCTTCTTGGGGTTCTGGATGAGCGAGTAGAACTCGGAGAGCCCGTCCTCGTTGGGGATGACGACTAGCCGGGAGTGGACGGCTTCCATGAGCCCGCCGTAGAGCCTGACCCGGGAATGCTCGTCGGTGTGCCAGCCCGCTTTCCCTTCGTCCCGGTAGAATATCCGGGGATAGCGTATCCGCTGGGCGGTGGTTATGGTCGTCTGGCCCCAGTCGTTGTCCTCGATGGCCCATAGAGGGTCTTTGTACCGCTCCAGAAGTTGGGCCGAGGCCATCGCGAGTTGGTCGGGCGAAATCAGGTTGTTCACGATATCGGCCACGATATAGCCCGTCTGGGCGTCCATGATGACGGTGACCGCGTTGTCGTTCCCGGTCCCGTGGGCGGTATCCGTCGCGGCGACGTACCTCTTGCCCGGGGCATAGTCCTGGTAGATGTTGGCGGTGGCGGTGCCGCAGGGCATGGTCTCGATGGGGCTTCTGAGGTCGGCCCGCATGGCGTTCAGCTTGTCCGAGGGAAAAGCCGATATCGTCCGGGGCGGGGAGAGGGCCTCGTCCTCGGTGGACGGGTATTCCTTCTCGAAAAGGGCCGCGTCGTGGTACTCGTTCTTCCGCTCGTCGTACCAGGCGTTATCTCTGCCGGGCCTCACGTTCCAGCCGTAGAAGACCTTGGAGAAGCCGTTCTTGGGCGCCTCCCGGTACATCTTCTTGAACAGGCTACCGG